CAACGGCATCGACCTCAAGCGCCAAGCAGAATACGTTCAAGTAGACCCCAGGCGCGCGCTGCGCATCGCCAACGCCTACGAGGTCATGCGCCACGCGCCCAATGACCCGAAGGTCAAGGAAGCCTACAGCAACCTGATCAAGCAAGCTACTGCGCAGTACCGCGCACTTGAAGACGCGGGCTACAAGTTCTGGTTCATCGACCCCGAGAACGACCCGTACAAGAGCCCCTGGGACGCGCTGCGTGAACTGCGGTCGACCAAGACCATGGGCGTGTTTTCTACTGCCGACGGGTTTGGTAGCGACGAGTCGAGCAGCGGCAGCCAGAGCAACCCAATGGAGGCTGATACGGGCATGCGCTGGCCCTATGGTTCGCCTGATGGTGAGACCAGGCCCGTTCTGGCCAACGACCTGTTCCGCGCAGTCCACGACGCTTTTGGCCACGGCATGGAGGGTGCTGGCTTCCGCGAGCACGGAGAAGAAAACGCCTGGCAGGCCCACGCCAGGCTGTTCACCGGCAGTGCCGTGGGCGCCATTACCAGCGAGACACGCGGCCAGAACTCGTGGCTGAACTTCAAGGCCACACCGCTGCGGAAAATGGTTGGGGACGCCAAGGCTGAGAAGCTGCACCCTGACAACTGGCAAACCATCACGACCGGCGAACACAACCGCACGGCCAAGGTTGAAGACACCATCTTCGCGGACCAGAAGACCGGGCTCATGCCAGAGTGGACGTGGACCGAGGGGCGGGCTGGCGACATGGACGTCATGGCCAGCAACCGCGCGGCAAAACCAGAGCTGGACAAGGACGTCGTCGCCCTGTTCAAGGCCCTGCAAGACTCCCGCGGCCTGGGCCGCATCCGAGCCCAAGAGCGGGTTGACGCGCACCCCATGGCTGAGACAATCCGTCAAGTGGATGATGATTTTATGGACATCCTTGAGAGGCTGGACGACGCCGGCCTTGTGAAGATCAACTGCAAGTGAGGTATCACAATGCCTGTTTCCAACCTTCTCGACAAAGCCACCGAGGACATGCTCAACCGGGCTGTTCACGCTGAGCTTTACGCCTCGCACCTGTACAAGCATGTGGCCAACCAGATGCAGCGCGTCGGGTTCTTCGGCACGCAGAAGTTCTTCGCAGGAGAGAGCGCCGACGAGCTGACGCACTACCAGCGCATCGCCGACTACATGAACGACCGAGGGACGATGGCCAAGGTGCCGGCGCTGGAGGCCTGCACCGAGAAGGTTTCCGACGTGGCCGAGGCGATCGACCTGGGCTACGAGACCGAGCTGCAGCTCATGCGCGACTACGAGAAGTGGTATCGCGACTGCAAGTGCGTCATCACCCAACAGTTCCTGCTGCAGTTCTTGGAACTGCAACGCAAGAGCGTGGGCGAGTACGGCGACCTGCTGGCGCGCATCGCAATCGTCTCCGACAACATGGCCGGCATGCTGCTGATCGACCAGGAGCTTGGCAATGGCTGACTGCAACTACACATTCAAGACCGCAGAGGGCGAGGTCACCATCAGGGGGATGGCCGAGATGAAGGCCTTCTTGGCATTGAATGGTGTGGATGCGATTGAAGGCGCTGGCCCCGATGTGATGGCCAGCAATCGCGCGCAACTCACGGGCTGGCGCGACGAGGCTGGCCGCGTGCGCTTCAAGCCTGGCGCTGTGGCCTACCGCTACGCTGCTGACATCGCCAACTCTCTGCTGGAAAAGACCCCCCTGATCGGCTCGCTTAAGCCCATTGACAAGGATCTGTCGCTGGCCATGCGGCGGATGAAGAATGAGATTGAGAAGGCGCAGAACCTAACCGCTGGCGTAGCCACCAAGCTGGGCGAGCTGCCCGAGGATGAGCGCCTGCTGATCAGCGACGTGATTGAGGGTGAACTCAAGCGCGGCGTCAAGCCCGCCAAGCGTGTGTTGGACATCGCCGCTTCCATGCAGTCGATCATGTCCGAGCAAAGCGCTGAACTGGTGCGCCTGGGCATGCTGAGTTCTGATGCCGCTGGCCGATGGGATGGTAAGTATCTGCCACGCTTCTATGAGAAGTCGCTGCTGGATGAAGCCGGCCAGTGGGCTAAGGCGGCAAAGCAGTTGCTTGGCCGGAAGAAGACGATGCAGGGCATCAAAGGCTCAAGCCTGAAGGGTCGTGGCATCTTTGAGACCATCCCAGTGGATGAACTGGAGGCTTGGGTCGCCAACGGCTGGGAAGAGCGCGATGCCAAGTTTGACCCGGCAGTTGACACTGAGGTCACCGTCTGGCGCGACTACAGCCGGGCTGAGCGTGAAGACATGGGCGAGATCCGCGACGCCATGTTCCGATTCGTCATGGGCTACATGAGAAGCCAGCGCGACGTGGCGCTGGGTCGCCTGTACGAGAACCTGGCAGGCTCCATTGCCAGCAAGTCTGAGAAAGAGGGCTATGTCCAGGTCCCCAAGACCAACATTGAGGACACCACCGCACCCCGGTACGGCAAGCTGGCCGGCAAGTGGGTCCCGCAAGAGGTGCTGGATCACTTAAGCGCGTTTGACGGCAGCATGGAAAGCGACCTGCTGAAGGTGTACCGCAAGGGCCTGTCCATGTGGAAGGAAGGCAAGACGGTGCTCAACCCGGTCGCGCACGCCAACAACGTGCTGTCCAACCTGACCATGGCCCACTTCGCTGGTGTCTCGTATTGGGACGTCAACAAGTACCTGGGCACCGTCCGCGACATCGTCAAGGGCGGCCCGATGTTGGCCGAGGCCCGCGAGGATGGCTTGTTCGGTGGCACCGTGTCGCAGGTTGAGCTGGTCAGCATGCTGCCGGACCAGCTCAAGGTGCTGGCTGCCAAAACTGAATCCAAGGTCGGCAAGAGTGTGGACACCGTGTGGAACGCGATGTCGTTCTTCCTGCGCAAGCCGCTCGGCGTGGCCTACGAGGCCGAGGATCTGTACTTCCGTTTCTTGATCTACCGCGACGCACGCGCTCGGGGAATGAAGTCAGAAGACGCGGTGACTTATGCGCAGCAGTACATCTTCACCTACGACGACCTGCCCAAGGGCGCACGCACAATCCGCGACTCACCAGTCGGCATCCCGTTCTTCTCGTGGACGTACAAGGCGATCCCCATGATCGCCCGCACGGCGCTTGAGTACCCCTGGCGCATGGCAGCCCCTGCGGCTGCGATGTACGCGGCCAACGCGGCCATGTACGCAATCGCTGCTGGCATGGGCGGCGAAGACGACGAACCATGGTGGGAGGTGATGAAGCGTTACGTGACGGACCCTGAGTTCCGCGAGCAGGCCAAGCAGTTTGAGCGCAACGAGCGCAAGAACCTCCCAGAGTGGCAAAAGGGCTTCACCTCAATCGGCACGCCGAAGGCAATTCGCTTGGGCACCGATGATCTGACTAACCTGCCCCTGTTCTTGGACGTGAGCCGGATCTTTCCAGGCGGCGATCTTGGCGACTTCCACAACAACCTGGGGGGTGTGCCACTCCCGGCGTGGTTGACGCCAAACAACCCGGTTCTGACTAGCCTGACGGGCTTCTTGCAGAACAGGGACTCGTTCACTGGCAAAGACATTGTCAACGCCAAGCTGGACACTGGCGCCGAGAAGTCGGCAAAGTGGGGCGAGTATGCGTGGCGTCAGTTCGCGCCGGCCATTGCTCCGTTCAACTACCACTTTGACCGCACGATGAATGCCTTGGCCAACGCCACCGACACGACGATCAACGTGGGTCTTAAGGAGTACAGCGGCGTGGACAGGATGGGCCAGCCGGTGCAGCCAAAGTACGCAGCGATGCAGACCTTCGGCATCAAGGTGCGGCCGACGGATCTGGATGTGTCAGAGCAAATCGAAAAGTCGAGCCGCAAGCAATTGATACTTGAACTCGACAAGCAGATCCGGCAAATCAACCGCCTGGAGAACAAGGGCTACTACAGCGACGAGAGGGCCGAGAAGCTAAAAGAGCCTATCCGCGAGAAGCGGCAGTTCCTGAAAGAAGGCCTGACAATCGAGGGCGAAGAGCGAAAATAAAAAATGGGGCCACTGGCCCCCTTGATCAGACGAACGGCCGCAGGTCTGGCGGCTTCCACCCGTCTGGCTTGCCGATCTTGCCGCCCTCCAGGATGACGGGCTTGCCATCCACCAGCTTGGCGTCGTTGCTTGCCAGCACGGCCTGGTCGGCGCTTGGCTTGTCGAGGTTTGCCATGTAGGCCACGCCGTTGCCGGTCACCTCGGCATCGCACAGGGCGTCCAGTGCGGCGGCGCGCAGGTGCGGCGGGATGTACACCGTCACCTCGCGCTGCTTGAGCTTCATGGCGAACCACTCAAGGTCCACCCGGGTGCGCTCCAGCAGCTTGCCGTAGCCTTCCTTGTGCGGCCGCAGCACCTCCAGGAACTCGCAGATCTCCTCGATGTGGCAGCCGATCTGGACCCCTAGGTCATCAGGGTTCGGTTCTTTGCCGCAGGCCTTGAGCCAGTCGGCGGTGCGCTGGTAGTTGGTCATTCTGCGTCGCTCCTCAATTGCAAACAGATTTTGTTGAGGCAAGCCGCGACTTGATGTCCGGCGATTGCAAAGCGCGAAGCGTCTTGCTCATTCGCGTGATCTTTGAGTGCTTGCGATTCTTTTGTGTCGCCTGTAAGGCGCAGTATTTCGGACACGCAAAAAAGTGTGCGCAACTCTGATTGGCGCAACTTTTCACCTACATCCGTAATGCCCAATGGGTCATCGTGTGTTGGGTAGCGTGCCGCTTTGGCGTTGGTCATGCTTCACCCCCTTCTGCGTCGACGGACTTGGCACGCTGCCACTTGGGCAGGATCGGGTACATCTTGCCGTCGTGGTCGATGAGCATGGGCTCGGTCAGCTCATCCTTGCGAAGGACCGTGCAACCGTGGATTTCGCCAGGCTCAAACCCTTCCTCGACGTTCATCTCGGTGCGGAGATCCTCCATCCACCAGCCTGGCGCGGCGATGACGGGCAGCGGGGTCTCGCCCCACTTCTCGGGCGGGATCAGTTCCTTCAGCGCCTGCAGGCTGTGCTGCACGTTGGCGATCGCATACGTGGTGCTCATTGGTTGCTTTCGTAGTTGAAGCTGTCGGTGTCGCCCAGCCGCCACTTGGCATGCTGCTCGACGCGGTACTTCTTGGTGGCGACCTTGAAGTCAGGCCGCTTCATGTCCTGCGGGTTGAACGCAGGGTCGAAGAACTGGCAACGGTTGTTGGGCTGCAGCGCGAACTGTCCGTTGTCCAGCTTCAGCACGTTGTAGCTCTTGTGTTCATCGACCGACTCGCTGAACGTGAAGTCGGGGATGCGCGGGTCAGGGCTGCAGGTGTCCAGCGTGAACATGAACTCGCCCGGGTAGACCTGCTTGTCCTTGGCGAAGAACTGCGCACGCAGGCCTTTGAGCAAGGGCTTCTCGACCACGGTGACGTGGTAGCTCAGCGCGTCCCAGATCTGCAGCACATCAAGCGGCAGAGTGCCGTCTGTCTGGCCGCTCCAGGTGAACGCACTGATCGGCAGCTTGTCGAACAGCGCACCGTACTGCGGCAGGTAGGTCTCAAAGCGGAAGGCCTCGCCTTTGATGGACTTGACCGAGCACCAGATGCCCTCGACCAGCGGCGCATCCTTGTCGCACTGGAAGTCGTACAGGTACTCCGGCCGGACCAGCACCTTGATGGGTGGGAGGGGGCAGACGAAGCTCATGATTTTGTCTCCAGTTCAATCAGCTTGTCGAGGTAGTGCCGGGCCTTGCGCAGGTCGTCAACCCCGCCCTTCTCGCGCCAGCGGGTCACGTACTTGACGATGTTCCCTTCGAAGAATCCCAGGCCGTTGGCCGCGATGAAATCCCACGGTTGGATGGGCTTTTGTTTGTAGTGGCTGCCTGCCACCTGTATCTCGTTTGCGCTCATGGCTCTCCTTAGAAAGGAATTTCGCACCAGCACCAGTCGTCGCAGCCGGATAGCTGCACCTCCTGGGGCGGCGATGCTTCGTGTTTGCTGCACCAGCCAGATCTCTGACCGTGCTCGCACTCTTTGCAGGACTTGTCTTTCAACACCCCCTGCCAATACTCCATCTCGCGGCGTGCGAGGTTGATCTTCACTTGAATCTCTGCGGGTTTCATGCTGCTTCCCCATCATGCTGCCAGTAGTAGCTGACGATCTTCGGATACTTGTCGTTTTTGGTGACCAGTATTGCGGCCGGCTGGTGCAGAATGTTGGCGTCGTAACCCAGCCACTCCGCAGCTTCCTCCGTGCTGCCAGGGATGGCGTCGATCTTTGACCGCTGCGTCCACCACTTCTCGGCCTTGACCCTGGCGTAGCCGGTGTGCGACAGGCAGCACCACTCTGACGCCACGCGCAGCAGGCCGTCGTAGTATTCGACACGCAGGCTTGGCGGGCTTCCGTCCTTGTGGTGGATTCGGTAGCGCATGTCGGTGACCACGCAAGGCCGAAAGAGGTTTTCCTGCTGGCTGCTCAGTACAGCGGCAGCGCTGGCCTCGGCGCCGTGCTTGATGCGCTCGGGCTCCGGGAACATGAAGCCGCAGTCCAAGCACTGCATGGCAGCGGCAGAGGTCTTGCTGCCGCACTCAGGGCACAGCTTGCTCGGCGCCTCGCCCTTGCGCCCGCCCGTAGCGATGCGCCCCTTGACGGCGTCCACCGGCCCCATCAGCGCGGTCGTGTCGGTGAAGTCAGCCCACAAGCAGTCGGTCTTGCCGGGCGCCAGGCGCATGCCGCGGCCAGCGATCTGCACGTACAGGACCGGGCTCTTGGTGGCCCGCAGCAGGGCGATGAAGTCCAGCTCGGGCACATCGAAACCGGTGGTCAGCACGGCCACGTTGACCAGGCAGCGCAGGCGACCCGCACGGAAGGCCGCAATCAGGGCTGCACGCTCCGCTTTGGGGGTGTTGGCGCTCACCATATCAACCGACACGCCGCGGCGCTCCAAGGCCTCGCAGACGTGCTTGGCGTGCTCGATCGTGACGGCGAACACCAGCCAGCGCTTGCGGTCGGCCGCGAGCTGCACGATCTCGTCGCAGGTAGCCTCGACCAGATCCTCCTTGTCCGTCACCTTGGCCAGCTCGCTGACCACGTAGTCGTCGCCCGACATTCGCACATCGCGGGTGTCGATGCGGGCCACGGTGGTGGCGGGCACCAGCGGCGACAGGAAGTTGAGTTCCAGCAGCTCACGCATGGTGACCCGGGTGGCCACGTTCGTGAACAGGGGCTCGTCGCCTGCGGTCAGCCACACGCCGTTGCCGCGAAAAGGGGTGCCCGTCCAGCCGATCGTGCGGGCGCTGGGGCAGTAGATGGCCAAGTCGGACAAGAACTTGCGCCACATGCCCGTGTCCTTGGAGTTGATCAGGTGGCAGTTGTGGACCGACTTCCCGTTAGCGAAGTAAGAAGGATGTCCACTGACTCGAAGGTTGAATACAGCCTGAGAGCCTCTTGATTCGACACGCGATATATTGACCAGCCGAGGGAAGAGAGCAGTTTGGTCTTGCGAGCGTCCTGACTGCGACGCTCCAGCGAGCAATGAGAGCCACCGTCCAGTTCGACTCCGATCATCATTGTGATGTTGGCGATGTCGATCTTGTAGTGAGATGGATACCCGCTGTCGGATCGCATCATTGTCTTGACCGGAAACTCGGACTCCCACCCCTCGCCCAGCGCGTGCAGCAGCGCAAGCTGTGGCAAGGGCAGCAATTGCCCGTTGCCCCCACGCTTGATTGGCCTGTGCTTGATTTCCCGCAGTTTTGCCCTCAGACGCTGCCGCGTTTGATTGTTGCTCATTGGGTTCTTGAGCTTCTTTGCACACGACAGCGAGCAGCATTCTTGCTTTTTCCAAGTCGGCTCCGGACAGGCTGACAAGATCTTTCCGCTCTCGTCCTTCTTGATCCACGGGGTAAACAGACTCCCACAGAACGCGCATGCCTTCGACGCTGAAAAGATGCGCTCCGTTCTCCAGTTCCTTGGCTGCGACCCATCCTTTTGTTGTAAAGATTGGGTGGTCTCCGGTGCATCTGAGTGATGTTCCATCGTCAAACTCTAGTTTGTAGAAATCGGTTACTGGCTTTGAAAAGACGGACTCAACAATGCCAATGCCACATTGATTATATACGGCATCGCCGCAACGCAACATATCAATGCGGCGATTTCCAGATGGCGTGGAAATCAGCGTTTCCCCAGTAAAGCATTCGTCGGCGAGCACGATGTCGATGCGCCCCAGCTTGTGGGCGTGCTTCCAGATCGAGCCGATCGTGGCGTAGGTGATCTGACATCCCAGGTCCTTGCGGCCGGCACCGGCGCTGTAGATCCCGACATTGGCCTCGGGCCAGATGGTGACGATCTTGTCGACGTTCTGCTCCAGCAACTCCTTCTGGTGGACCAGCACCAGCACCCTGGTGCCAGGGAACTCGGCGTCCGCCCGCTGCGCTAGGGCGGCGATCATCAGGGACTTGCCGGCACCGACCGCGGCCTCCACGATCGGGTTGCCGCCATCGTTGCGCGCAAACCAGGCCCACAACTCGTCGAGGGCGCGCTGCTGGTAGGGGCGGAGCTTCATCCCCGCCCCCCGACGCGGCGGGGCGATGCCTTGGTGAAGTTCCAGTCGGTGGCGCTGTTGCGCTCGCTGTAGTTGTGGCGGTCCAATGACATCACCGCCCGGTTCTGCTGCACCTTTTTCTGCTCGCGCCGCAGCTCTCGCGCTGCATTGTCCGGGAGGCTGGTGCGATGCGTCGTGTAGCTTGACGTCTGCAGCTTGTCGATCATTGCCGCATCGCGGCTAGGCGGCTGGTCCCACAGCCGGGTGTTGATCTTGTCCAGGTGATGCGCCACGAACACGCGCATGCGAAACTTCCACGGGTATCCCAGAGCGGGAGTGCGGCGGAGCATCGGCTGGTGCTCAATGAACGACAGCTTGGTGATGCGCTGCCACTCGTTGACGGCATAGAGCACGGCGCCATCCGCCCGCCAGGCTGCGCACAAGCACTCGTCCCAGGCCCTCTGTGGGTCCACGACTACCACCTCTTGGTTTGTGGTCTGCTGATTCATGACACCACCTTCGCAGTCTTGATGCCTTGGGCATGCAGCCCGGCCTTGAGCTTGGCCACGTCACCCAGCATGACCTTCTGCTCAAGGGCGCGGATTTCGTGGCTGGTCAGTGCGCCAGGCTGTTCGCCGTTGGCGAACGTCTCGCCGGTGCTGTCGGCGTAGACCACATCACCATTGACATAGTCTTCCTGCGTGGCAAAGCGCTCCAGCAGGATGGGGATGTAACGGTGGCTGGGGCAGCCGATGCGCTGGGCGATCAACCCGATCTCATGGTCCATGTGCTGGCAGTGCCACTCACTGTCGCCGTCCATCTTCGGCGTGCTGTGCGCGCAGGTGCGGCAGTTGACGGCCGGGGCCTTCTCGCCGTGGCAGTGCTCGTGGAAGTCGCACATCTTGCACACGAACCAGGACGGGTCGTTGCTGACACGCAGGGGCGGCTCGTTGGCGGAGATCACCCGCTCGGCCCGGGCCTTCAGCTTGGAGAACTCAACCTGGTCGAAGTGAATCCACTCGGCGTAAAGGTCGTCGGTGTTCTTGTTGACTGCCATGTACATCGCCCGGTCCATGCCGGTGTAGCCCATGTAGGCCTGCATCTGGGAGTAATGCTGGGGCTTGGCCTTCTGGACCTTGTTTTTGACCAGGTCGTTGAATGACTTGTCGCCGTGGGTCTTGTACTCCAGCACGGCCCAGGCCTTGGGCGCCTCTGGGAAGCCGCGGCCGGCGCCGTCCATTGAGCCGGCGAAGTGGCCACCCAGGTCTGACACGCGCCACTGCTGGCCGTCGGGCGTAGTGTCGTGAACCTCGACGCCGATGCGCCGCAGGTTGGCGGTAAAGCGTGGCTCGGCCAGTTGGCCGGTCTCAAACAGGCGCAGCATGCGGCCGGGAAACTTCTTGGCATCGACCCACCGGAAGGTCATCCACAGGTAGCGCTCGCAGGCGTGGCCGATCAGGCTGGCGCCCAGGTGCGGGCGGTTGCCGTCCTCAGCGTCGCTCTCGTAGGCCTGGTAGATCTTGGCCACCGTGGTGTTCATGGGTTCGGGCAGTGTTGCCATTGGGAGTTCTCCGTGTTTGACCATGCCCCCGCGCGCGAGGGCACAGGCCGGTCAATCGTCTGTGTCGGTTGCTGCTGACGCAGCGCGTGCGACCTCGATCTTCACGCCGTCTTGCATGGCGGCGACTAGGGTCTTCTGGCTCGCGCGCTCGACGGTCAGGATGTCGCGAGCGACGTGGCGCAGCGCAACGCTCTTGCTGGATGCTTCGACCAGTCGGAATGCGTCAGGGCCTTGCACGGCGTAGATGTGAGTGTTCATCAGTCAGTACCTCCAACGGCGGTTTCAGTGTCAGCCGGCGATGCGGCGGTTTGCGATTCTTGAAGCTGCTGCTCGGCCTGCGATCGGATCTCGCCGATCAGTCCGGCGGACTGTTCAAATGGCAGCTTGCTCAGGGCGTAGAGCACCAGCTCGACGCCGGGCTGGACCATCTGGATGTTGAGGATGGGAGGTTGGTTTGGCATGTTGCGCTTCAGGCTTTGGTTGGGAAAATGGTGGGGCCTACTCGCTGCACTGCGCTCTGCAGTTCGTGACAACACTGCGCAGCATCCGCTTTCAGCCCCGAATGTCAGGCGGCCTTTTTGGCCCACGGCGGGGCGCTGCCACTGGCTGCGGCAGCGGCGGGCGCGGCAGCAGCAGGCGCGGCCGGGCGCTGCGCGGGCGGGAAGGAGCCACCGGCTGCAGCGGCGCCGGCGGCGGCTTTGAAGCCGACCACCTCGTTCTGCGGCTCGTACTTGCCGGACTCGTCGACCCGCACCTTCAGCTTCACGGAAAACGGCTTGTTGTGCAGCTCGACGGTGTCCTGCATGCGGACCACGCCGATGGAATCGCACAGCTCACGGAGCTGCTGCTGGGCGATCGTCTCGGCTTTGGGGTTGGTGTGCTGCACGTTCAGGCGTGCCCAGACCTTGCGGCCGCGGTAGCCGTCCTGCAGCACTTCCAGGGTCAGCTTCAGCGCCTGGCCGTTGCCGCTGGCGAGCGGCACGATCTCAGACTCGATGACCTGAGCGGTGTAGAAGCCAGCGGGCAGCAGCTCGTAGTTGGATTCCCGTTTCTCAACGGTGCTGGTGTCGAAGTTGAATTGCGCCATGATGGGTGTCCTTTCTAGGGATTAACGGGCGGTGGTGGAGGTGACCTTCGCGGCAATCGCCGAAAGGTCGGGGGACTCAAACATGTCCAGTGACCCGGAGCGGTCCTTGGCTTCGTAGTTGTAATCACGGTTGGTCTGCAGCCAGCGGGTCGGGTTGCCGTCGGCATCCTTCTCGACGCGCATCGCAAACACGAAGTCGAAGAAATAACCGACGCCCTGCTTGAGCATGTTGCCGGGCATGGCCGGGTAGTACAGCATCGCGCCTGTCTGCTCGTCCTTAGCGCGCTCCTGCTTGCAGGAGAAGTAGACGTTGCGGCCAGGCAGGTCGCGGAAGGCGCGGATCAGATCCGTCATCTTCTCGGCCAGCGCACCGTAGGCCTGGCGCGGGTCCTTGGCGACCTTCTTCTCGTGGTTCAGGACCACCTCAGCAATTTCGCTGATGGAGTCCAGGCAGATCCACTTGAAGGCCCGGCCCTCGGCGGTCTCGGTCACGAAGGCGTAGGCCTCGTAGAGCTGGTCGAGGGTCTTGACCTCGATCACGGAGATGTCCAGGTGGCGCAGGGACAGCAGGCCGGACTCGGCGCTGATGATCACGGTGGGCTCGCCCGTGGTGCCGCAGAGGCTGGTCTTGCCAGCGCCGGCAGGACCGTGGACAAGGAACTTCAGTCCGCTTAGTTGAGCGGTCTGCTTGGTGGATGAGAGTGTGATTGCCATGTCGTCTCCAGGCAGTAAAAAATGGGCAATGTGATATTGCCCGGCAATGCAAGATCAGATCGCCTTGATCTCGATTGAGGGGCTGGCTTCCTTGGCGGTGACAAACACCGCGGCCTTGCCGGCGTCGGCATGGGTCAGCTTGCGCAGGGCGCTGACGCTGACGCCGGCCGTCCACTTGAAGCTGTCCTGGACGTCCTTGGGCAGCGTAACCCAGGCCTTGGTCAGCGCATCGCTGTCGACCTTGCGGTCAACCTTGTAGGTCACAGTGAGCTTCCAGTCGCCAGCCGGCGCTGAGATGCTGCCCTCGGGCTTGGCGGGGTCCTTGAGCAGCTCGGCGAGCTGCTTGTCGATGTCGCGCCGCGTGGCGATTGCGGCATCCTCATCGCGTTTGGCGGCAATGCGGGCGGCGACCAGTTCGGTGATCGTCATGGGCTTCATGAATGCGTCCTTCCGGAGTGGTGGTTACGTGCGTCTCGTGATCATTGTATCAGTATTGTGATGGTCGCAAGTCTGTGGAGCACACGTACTGCGCGCCGTCTACAGTTGTGTGGCCTGCCAGCAGGCTTCCCCTGGCGATGAACTCAGGCGCGTCAAGCGCCTGAACCTGGTCAAAGTCCGCATCCATGCGGAGGGCACTGAAAACGCCGCACGCGGCGCCAGTTGTGCCAAAACGAGCGGGTTCGATGGTGATGATCATGCCTTCACCTCGCACACTTCAGCAGCCGACAGCAGCAACTCTGCCGCGCTGCGGTACAGGTCAGCAGCAGCGGCGCGGGCACCGGCTTGGAATGCGCGGTCGGCGCGGCCCGCCAACTCCATCGCGGCATCGCTTGCCTGCACCGGGTCGGTGTCGTCGGCGTCGTCTTGCTCGGGCTCGGCCCGGTTGTCGTATGCGCGCTGCAGCGCGTTGAATGTGATGCTAATCATGTTGCGTCCTTCAAGGAGCGCCTGGAGCCGCCAGGTCGGTGCGGTCTTCGTTGACCACAGGTGGATCATATAACAGTTGTGAAGCGCCTGGCAATAGCCATTGTGATAATTTTCTCACTCTGGTTCTGCGCCTTGGCCTCCTCAATCGGCAGCCACCCGTAGCGGCGCCAGGTGGCCTGGACGTCGGCGCCGGTGGTCCAGACGAAGTCGGGGTGGCCGACCGGTATGAGGGGCTCGGTGCGTTTCGGGGTGGGGGTGTTCATGGGCTGGTCTCCTCAGAGGGTCGTTGCCTTGTCGATGAATGCGACAAGGATGCCGGCGAGGCCCAAGCCCAATGCGAGGGCGGCCAGCACGTCAAGGCCTGCGCTGATGCGCCTGTTGGTGCGGGCAACAAAGGCCCG